TAATTATCGCCAAAATAACTTGGCACAGAAGAATTATAGCCTGGTTCTTTTGCAGCCGCCGTAATGCCAGTATCGCTTTCAGTAAACGCGACTGTGCTTATACCTAAATATAAATCCGTTCTTACGTACTCAGCTTTTTGAAAAATGTGATCGAGCAACTTCGGCTCAAGATAGTCAGATAAAATAGCCATGCGTTTGCTCCTATTAAGCTATTGTTAGATCAATGCTGCCAGCAGCAAATTGAATTGAATCGCCAGAATTGACAGTTTTGTTTGTTGCTATGGCTCCATGCCAAAGAAGATTTCCACTAGATTGGGCGTCAAAAATTCCAATGGCTTGAATTGTGCCAAAGTTGCCGCCAGAAGCCGTAAACGTTGGCGCGTTGGAATTATCCGTTGTGCCGCCTGTTCCGCTCGCTGTGTTGAACGTAATTGTTTGACGCGAATACCCGCTTCCAGAAACTTCTGTGCCACCGCCCGCGTCATTTGGAGCTGATGTAAATAAAGCTAAATGAAGCGAGCTAGGGGCTGAGCCTGTTCCTGTCATTAGAAAATTTAAAAGTAAGTTTTCGGCGTAGTCTGAGAGTGCTGCCATTTTAAACTCCTGAGTATTCAGATTGCATAGTAAGAGGCCCACCAAACTTGCTATTGGCAGTGTCTTGCTTAATTTCTTCGATTGTTCGACTGAACACCTGATCGAAAGTTGCTGCGCGTTGATCATCCATGAGAAAAACAGAAGCAGCGGCTAATGAGCCATATAAATAAGCATCGCTATGCCTAGTTAGAATTGTGTTGGTTATCTGTGTATCAGATAGCTCGTCCAAATCTTCGCGGTAAATCATCTGCACACCAACAACTGCGTCAGGAATTGGCCTCATGCCAAGCGTTGTGCCAATAATTGTGTAATGACGCGGAGTGCCGCCAGCGTCAGTGCTGTTTAGCCGATAATAGTCAGCGGGCGGTAAATACTCTAAAACGCGGCTTGGCGTTGTGTTTAACTTTACGCTTTCGATTTGGCGCAAATCCGTAGGAAGGCTTATGAACTCAGACCCAGCAACCGTAGACGCATTTACACGGTTAATCTGCGAGCGCGTATCTAGCATCCTGCCCATGCGCGCCTCTGCCAAGCTTATGAAGTTGCCAAGCTGATCCGTAAGGTCATCGCGCGCCAAGAACTTAGCAATCGCGTCTTTGAGCTGAGTATAATTTGCAATCGCCATTAGATTAGCCGCCCGCCAGTCGCTTTGAAGTCAGGGTTTTCTTCTAGCCATTTCATCCACTCCTTGCGGTTCTGCGCTGGGTGTCCAAATTTTGCTAAAAGCTGAAAATAAATCGGCAGCGGAATGTTCGCTGCTTTCTGAATATGCTTTTGAGTGTTTCCAACCATGTCACCTCTGCGCCACTCGTTAGCTTCTGCGCGCGAAGTATCTTGAATGCTGGTAACATCCATTTCCGTAACAACGCGATCACCGTCAGCATCACTGTGAAAGTAAGTGCGCTTATTGGCGGCTGCGTCTGTCGAAAGTAATCTCTTCATATATCCCCCAAAGAAAAAGGGGCGGCAAAAGCCACCCCTCTAACTTGATTTTTAGGCAGTTCTTACGAACCGTTTAAGCCCGCAATAATCGAATGGGCCTTCGGAGCTTTCACGATCAAAGTGTACTCTGACTGAACAAAGAACTTCGTCGCATCGCCAGTTGGCGCAACATCACCAACAGCCATGTCACGGCCAGACAACGTACCCATGCAAACAAACTCTGGATCAATCAGATATACTTCTGAATTTGGGCAAGCCCGATCCACAGTCACAGAGAGCGTATTAAAATCTGAAAGATATACGCTAGCTGAGCCAATAATGGTTGCTTCTTTTGGAGCAGTCATAGTGATTTGGTTCGTCGCAACGGAACCAGAAGACAGAGCTGAGAAGTTCTGCTTGTTCACCGGTGACATAAGCAACATCGAAGGGTTGCCGCCATCGTTGTACGCTGCAAGCATCGCCGCATCAATTTGCGCCAAAGTCATCGCGCGCGCTGTGCCAGTGAAGTCGGCTAAGTCTGTGCCATCACCAGTTGCCGCCGCCATGTCACTTGGGAATGAACCGTTTGTGATCCATGTTGGCAGTTTTGCACATTTACGCGGGTCTGAAGAAGACTTCGCCTCGTTCTTGTAGAACGATTTGTTTATGTCCTTGCGAAGTTCCAAACCTTTTGAAACCTTGACGAATGCAGTTTCACGATCACGGCCAGCCTTGTCGATAGCATCCAAAGTTCCAGATACACTACCGGCTTTGGTAGCAATCTGGTGGATGTTGCCGTGACGGACGAGCGGCGTCGGGTCAGTATATGAGTAGTCCTGCCCTTCATTCTGTGCGTTAGTATCAACCGCCGCTGCCAGCTCTTGAACCAAGAACTCATGGTTAATAGCTTTGGTGGTTTCTTTCTTCATGTTCGCGTATAGCGGAACCTCAGAAGGATCAATTCGTGCGATTACATCGGAAAGCGATTCACGCTGACCAATCGCGGTATCAGTTTTAAAAGTAGCCATTTTGGCCTCCTATTTGGATAGCAAATACTCAACAGCCGCATCGCGGCTTCCAGAGCGTTTCAAGTTGTCAAAAGCTTTCTGCTTCCGACTTTCGGAAGGGCTTTTTGCGGGCCTTGGCTGACTTGATTTGACCATCTTCGGGGCTTTGCGAACCTTTTTGACAGCGGCAGGGGCTTGCCCCTTGATCCCGTCATACATCATCGCCTTTCGGATTAGCTGCACTAAACGGCTGTCCAATCCTAAGTAACCAACTTCTTGTGGGGTAAACCCGCTTGTCTGCGAATATTCTGCAAGCTGCTTACCCTCGCGGGTTGCAACCTCTGCATCCTTCCACTCTGGAATAAGATCCAAAACTTTCCTCGCCTCGTCTTGGCGTTTCTGTTGCTCTAAGCGCGCTTGCTCTTGCTCAACAGCTTGAAGTTTGGTCTGATTGTCGCGCTCAGTTTCGCGCTGGCGCACATAATCCAGAGGGTCACTCTCGTACAAGTTATCCCAATAAGCTTGATCTTTTTGCCCGTTGTTCTGGCCTAAAAAGTCTTTCATTGCCGCAAGCGTGTTTTGATATTCAACACGCGTTTGCTCAAACGACGCTCTCTCCGCATCAAAAGCTTTACGCTCTTCAGCGGCTTTCTGTAGCCGTTTGTCAGCAGTTTTGGTTTTCTGGTAAGAAGTGATCAGCTCTTGCTGACTTACTTCGCTTTCTTCACCGTCAACCTTGACAGCATAAAGCTCCTCGAACTCTTCAGTTTCGAGAACTTCGCCATCATCCTCAGTCTCATCTGCATCCATCTCCGCTTGGTCACTCTCGACGGCTTCGACTTCTTCATATTCAACTTCAGTCGCCTCTACTTCTTCAGTCGCTTCGGCAGTTTGCTCTTCAACATCTGGGCTTGCCTCTTCGGGGGCCGTATTGACATTTAATAGCATTTCCACAGCATCATGCTGTGACAAAGGGCTGGATTCGCTAGGAGTACCAGACATTCAAATCTCCAAATTTTAAGGGTTGTTATTGCGCGCCGTCCAACTGTTGCGCCGCCATTTCGCCTGTCTCTAGGACTGACTGAAAATGACGAACAAACGCATCATGCGCTTGCAACATATGATAGGCCCGCTCTCGAACATCAGCATCTTGGGGGCCACTATTTGACCAACCTTCGATGTATGATGTGCGAATTTCCTCAAGCGCCTCTGCTACGAGAGGGTCACGCATAATCGCCGCCGCTCTTTCGCCGCGATTACGCTCTACTAATAAATCACTCATGCGCGCGGTAAGTTATCCGAAACTTGCCCGCCAAACGCCAACTTTTGCTGGCGAAGCTCTAACTCTGCTTGCATCTCAAAGCGGCGCAGCTCTAACTCAGCTTGCATCTTCTCGCGCTCCATCTTGAGCTTTTCCATCTCAATCTCGCGCTTTAATGCCAGCTCAGCTTTGGCTTTCTCCATCGCTGGATCTGGCTTTTGCTGTTGCGCAGATTGCGCCATAGCCTGATCAATTTGCTCACCGGAGCTAAAGAACTGCTCCGTATCTTTAAAGCCAGCCATCTCTACAATCTTACGCAAAGTGTTCACATACTGCGAAGGCTTTACCACAGGATTGCTTGGGCCAAGCTGTTGCAAGAGCTGCTCTTGCTTAGAGGCAACTTGCATTAGCATCGAGGCTTTCTCTTCGTCGCGGCCATTGCCAAGACCAGCTTCAACAGTGAGATCAAACCCGTTAGCCCAAGCGCGCGGATCAATCGCCACAAATTCGCCACGAATGCGAATGACGCGCTCACGATCCTGATGCTTTTGCAACAAGTGCAGCACAACCTCTGCTAACTGGCGACAAC